GATTCCTGGAACTTTTCCTTTACTGGAATACTGCCAGCCTACACCGACTGTCGGACGTAATCTTTCTTGAACAGAACCATTGTCGTTGGCAGGATAACGAGCAATCCAACAGTCATACTGCTTCAGAGCATCTGACAGGACATTATTGTACCAATCAAGATTGCAATAAATTCCAACCTTATAACCGGCTTTCTTGATTCTGTTCAGAAATGCTACTGCAATATTCTCAATAGCCTGTTTTCCGAGACTTCTTTGCTGTGCCCATTCCAGATCGTAGAATACTGGAAAGTCAAGTCCACGTCCACCAAGAACAGAAATTACGTCCTCTGCTTCTTCTATTGCCTGTGCCGGTGTTAAAGCATAGCTGTACTTATATCCACCGATAAGAATTCCGTTGGATTTGCAGCCCTTGTAGTTGTGTTCAAAAGATGCATCAGTGCCGGATTTCTGATGAATCCTCAAAATTGCAAACTTAATTCCAGAATTCGATACTTTTTGCCAATCTGGATTGCCTTGATAGGACGAAACGTCAATACCTTTAATTTCCATATTTTCTCCTTTCACACCACGTATCTGTGGTGACTATTGCAAGTTCGGACACGTAACAGCCAGTGCTGTACAATAATTCAACTAAAACAAACTCTATATACTGATTTCAATGGTGACTCATGCACCAACAGAACTGTGACTATTGGAGTATTGTATGCTGATTAATTCAATCTCATAAAATCAACATATGAAAGATTGGCATTATTTACAATTTCAATTGTCTTTCCTGAGTACATGGTGACTTTTAGCTTACTTCCATTGATGATAACAGGATAAGAAATGCTCTGATATGAATCAATCATTCTAAACCATGGATTCGCTATTGTTTTATCATCTACTTCGATATTCAATGCCACGCCCAGAACGTTCGAAGTTGATGCTTCAAGATTTGCAAAAAGGTTGATATTCACTAAATATGTGCCTTTGGGGAATGTATAGTAATGTTTGTAGTCAGTTGCACTCACATACTGTATTCCATCAATGTTGTTCCATGCAGTCCCACCGATTGCAAGCCCTGAATAATCACCAGAGCTTCCAGGTACATAAAATTTACCTACAGCATAAAAACGAGCAGTTTTTCCTAAATTCGTGTTTAGTGCATTGATTGCCCCGATGATTGTCTTGTTATTGGTCTGCAATTCCGAAATGGTAGCCTCGTTTAATTTCTTAGCTACCCACTTCCAGAAAGTGCCAAAAAGAAGCCTTTTGTTTTTTCCGTCTGTGGAATCACGAACCATTACTTCATCTGCATCTACTGGCGTTGCTGTTTTTTCTGTGTAATTACTCCATATGTTATTTGCCATAGTCTTATACCTCCGTTGAAATATGTTGTTTGATAAGTTGCTTTAATTCATTCAATTCCGCTTTCACGGAATTAAGCTCGGATTGTAGATTTTTAACTTTTTCATGCTCATTTTTCAGCATTGCGAACATACAGGGAATCATAATACGATAGTTCCAGTTCTCAGCCTTGCCTTTTTCATTATGATCGACAGCTAATGGAAATCTTCGGTCAATGTCCTCGGCTATAAACATCGGCATTTCTTTACCGTATCGCTCATCTTGCTCGGATAAATATCCGTCTTTGTATTTCGCCCAGATTACTTTGATTCTGTATAGGTCTTCCAGTTCGTCTTCTTTGATGGATTTCCCAAGCACTTTGTAGCGAATGGAGGATGATGAGGAATATCCAACATACAAATATGATGGGTTAAACATCATTGGATTACCACCTGTTAGTGATTTCATCCCTTCTATCATAAAATTTTGCGCTACTTTAAGAATCAAATCACCGGTTATTGATTGCAAAACAACATTTCTCTTATTTTCATATTGTGCTGATAAATCAAGGAGTCCATCAGTTATATTTCCAAATCCTGCGCTAAATATAGATTCTTTTATCTGCGCCCATTCGTTTCCTTTTATGTTTTTAAATCCATCTGTATTATTTATTTTGCAAATAACATTTTCACTAGCGTCATACACCTCAAAAGTGCCATATCCATTATTTGGACCGCCGAGCTTTAATGTACCACCCTTGGCGTAAGTGAACGAAATATATAGTTGATTGCCTTCTTTGTAGATTCCTTTGATTGAGCCATTATTAGTAAGAAG